TTCAGTTCCTCCTAGATTAGAGCTGGGTCGCAGCAGTACGGATGTTGGCGATCCAGTTGTCATTGAGGATCGTGTTGGCGTGGTAGAACTTCCACGCAATCTCGCCACGCTGACCAAGCGCGTCACCCGGAGTCAGCATCTCGGGCTTACGACCCTTGACCTGCACAGAGTTCATGCCCTTCAGAGCAACGGAGCCGTAGCTGTCAGCACCAAAGATGACCAGCGTGTACACGTCAACAACGGAACTGGTGGTACGCATACCGTTCGTGGTAGCGGAACCGACACCAGCATCAGCAGTCAGGTGCGGGGTCAGGATAAAGCGCACACCGTACGCCGAACCAACTTCGTACTCCGACACCGGCTGGTACGAGGCATAGTTCTCAACCGGCACGTAGCCGTCCATCTCTTCCAGATCGCGCTGGAGATCGCTGTGACCGACCGCAACGTAACCCGGACGAATCGGCTCGGTCGAGAAGTTCGGACCAGCCTTAATCATCTTGGCGATCTTGGTGGCGTTGTTACGATCCAGATGCTGCACAACCGCACGAATAACGTCAGCGTCCAGCGGGGTGTTAACGTCGCTGTTTGCCGAGCCGTTGGTGTAGAACTCAGTGCCACCGCTCTTCAGCGTGTTCCACAGCAGCAGTTCCTTCGTCAGAGCCGCCTGCTTGGCCGCCTCTTCGATGGTCGGGTTCAGGAACGACAGGTCCAACAGGTCGTTAGCAACGTCAGTGTACGCATAGCGGGCGCCGTACTGGTACACGTTAGCGGTAACGCTGTCAAACTCAATGCTGGTCGCAGCCGGGGTCACGCCCTCAACGAGCGCCGTGGTGTTCACCGGAAACGGGCGGATACGACGCCACTTGATAAGGTCACCCTTATTAGCAGGCAACGGTTCCGACATCGCAAACTTGTCAAGGACCAGCTTGGTGTCGGCAGTCTTCAGAAGCTTGGCGACGGCATACGTGCCGACAGTTTCGCCAAGATCACCGTAGGTAGAAAAATTACTCATATGTGTTAACTCCTATTCGATTGTTTTTGCAGTAGTGCGAGGATCGCATCAGGATCATCGTAGAACTTGTTGAACATCTGTTCTTGGGTGAGCGTCCCAGCTTTCGGGGTGCCTGCCGGGGCTGCCGGAAGAGGGGCCGTCTTTGCCAGTTTCTGCTGACGTGCCTGATCTACCTGCTGCGCCTGCGGGTTTGCCGCCGCCTGTTGGGGCTGTTGCGGCACCTGCTGCTGGGTGTGTTGCCAAAACATCATCGCCATGTCATCTGCGTACAGCTTAAGGAGCCTGATCGAATCTGCTGCGTACGGGCTGTTGAACATAGCTTGCGTACCCGGAGTCTGTGAATCCAACCACATCTTCCAGTAAGGATCGCTAGTAACTTCTCGCCAGTTCGGCACAGTAGCTTCCAACGCCCCAAGCTGCTCCTGTACAAACAACTCTTGCCTCTCGTGCTCAAGTGGCTGAAGCTTTTCCTGAACTTTGCGTTCCGCTTCACCAGCCAGCTTTTCTTCGAGGGACCGGAGCTTCTTGTCCAGTGCCTTGTACAGAATCGGATCAGCTTCTTTTAGCTGACTCCAAACGTCATCCTCCTCTCCCTCCGAAACAACCGGAGGCTTTGGAGCTTCCACCTTCTTCTTCAATTGATTGAGTTCGTTCAGAACACGCCGCTTTTCGGACGCCTGTTCCTGATGCTTCTGCTGCCAGAGACTGGCCTGCTTGGCAAGGTTTTCGACGTTCTTACGCGCCGCTTCTGGAAGCGTGCTCAACCAGTCGTTGGGGTCAGGCTGAGAAGGGGGCTGTTCGGCCACAACTTCTTTGCGCTCTGCCTCTTCACTACCGCTCGACGACTGAGGAGCGGGTTGACCAGCGGGTTCCTTGGACTCTTCAACAGGCGCTGCCGCTGGTGCGGGGGCCTCCTCGGTTTTACCGACAGTCGTCGGATCGAGGGAATCGTCGTTGTAGAACTGCTCAAAGAGCTTATTCTGGTCAATCTGGTCGGTTGGACCGTTGTTGTTTTGTAGAAGTTCCATTTCTTGTTAATCTCCCTTGGCGATGCTCGCCTTAAGTTCTTCAATTTTGCCACGGATGTAGCGGATTTCGCCACAAGCAGCGTCTCGTTCCTTCTCGGTACTGGTCAAGCGTTCCAACTTTTCGTGTCGATGTGCGATATCCCTCTCCATACTCGTGATAACTTCAGCGAGTACCTGCGTCCTAGATTGCATAGTTAGATACCACTCCCTGTCTGTCGCTTAAGTTCGAGTTCTTTGTTCGTGAGAGCCTGCTGATTAGCCTCCAGTTCAAGTTTGGCGCCTGCCATAAACTCCTTGATACTGAGATCGCGCTCGCTCTTCTGGGCGTCCTGCTGAAGCTTGGCGTACTCCACCTCTTGCCTACCGCCCGCTTGAATAAGAGCAGTGTCGCGCTTAAGCTGCTCCCTGACCAGACCAGACTGGGCTTCCAGCACACGGGCATCGTTAGCCTCTTGCTTGGCAGCGTACTGCATCTGGGCTTGGTGATATGCCTGCTCTCGCTGGAACTGAAGACGCTCGCGCTCAAGGGCCAGCTTCTCCTTCTCCACCTCAATGCGGGCCATTTCCGCCTGCGCTTTAAGGACGTTCGGATCGGGCGGCTGGTTCTGCTGCTGTTGCTGCTGTTGCTCCATGTACTGCTTGACTTCTTCCGCGTTGCGGACGAGCTTATTGCTAGGAAGCTGCATGTTGGTCAGCAAAGCCTTGGCAGCTTCGTCCAGTTTCACAACCTTCTGAAGCTCGGGATTCTGCGAGCTTTGGGCAATCAACTTTTCGAGATTGATGATCTCCATGTGCTGCCGCAGGAAGCTGGTCGTGGTACGCACGTCCACTTCGTAGCTGCCCTTGATCGTCTCGTCCTCGTTGTACTGCATGTTCCAGTCGTACATCCACTCAATGACCTTGGACGTTACGTTGTCGTCCCACTGCTGGGCCTTTTCGTGCAACACGGACGTAGAAGCCTTGGCAACAAGGGCCAGCCCTGTAGCGCCCGAGGAGAGTTGTGGCGCATCCATACCCCCAGCCAGTAGGGGAATAGCAGCCTCCTCGTCAGCAAAGCCCTTAGCCATCTCTAGGACGTTAGAAAGCTCCTGCTGCCGGTTAGGCACCTCGTGGAACTGGATAGCTTGGCGAGCGTCAACCCCAAACTGCTTGGTCAGGAAGACGTTCCACGGCTCGATGTCATACCGTCCGTCACGGTTCGGTTCAATCAGGCTCTTGTCGATGACAACCTGCGGACCCGAACTGATCTTGGCGTTCTCGACGATTACATCCCACATCCCTTCAGCAACACGCTGCTGATCTTCGTTAAGAAGCGGCAGACCAAAGCCAAAGATGCACGAAGGATCGTCTTCCCACACATCAACAGCGTACGGAACGGAGTCAGTAGTCTCAAGATTACTCAACTCCATGCGGATGATCTTGCCCGAGCAAACCCAGACCTCTGCCCAGAACGATTCAAACTCGTCCGAATCTGGCGGAAGGTCTACACCCATCTTGCACAGACAATCGCGATCAACTCGCCCGTGGCGCTCGATTACCAGCCACTTGTCCTTGAACAGATCGGAGTTCATGAACGAGTACGGGGGAATCTGGGACTGGGCAACGAAGTCCTTCTTGTTCTCTACCAGAATCTCTTGGATAACTTCGGGGAAGTACGCGGGATGCTTCTGCAAACGAAGAAGATCGCGCTTGCTCATCGGGTGAATCTCGATAGCGTCCTCTGCTGACGCGATATCCTTGACTGTCATGTCCGGATAGAACATCCACGGATCAACGCGCTTGACACACGGAATGTACTCAGGAGTAAGCTCCGGGATACGCACAACCTTCTGGTTGCCCATCTCGTCAAGCGTCAACTCTTGTCTCCAAATCTTCTTCAGCTTGCCCGAGTTGATTGGGCCCTTTAGAATGCCAGTACCAAGAATGGCCATGTCGTACATAGCAAGCTTGCACTCGCGCATGTAGTCCGTGGCTTCAAGCTGATCCTCAATAACATCTTCCATCTGCTTGACAGCAATAGACGGATCGACGTTAGTGTCAATCTCCGGCACTTTGTCCGGCAGCAAACCCCAGTTCTTTTCGCCTCCACCAAACTGCGCGCTAATCAATTGAGATACAGCCGTCTTTACCTTGGGCTTGATGATGTTCAGCCGAATCTTCTTACGCCCCCGCTGAGAGGCGCTGTCCGCTCCCGGCTCCGGAAACACCGGACGGTAGATAGGCGTAGCCAAAGAGCCCATGTGCAGATCGCGAGAGAGCGTCCACTCGTTTTCCTTCTGGGAACGCTGGCTCATACGCTGGCGCAGGGTAGTCTCGATCTCTGCGGCCAACTGATCCATAGCTTGCTGCTTCTCTGCTTCCAGCTTTAGGGCTTCAGCAGCAATAGCCTCAAGAATAGCCTGTGCCTCTTCTGGAGAGGCTTGCACTGCGAGCATCATAGCGTCGCTAGGCGTGTTAGAAATCAAACCGTCTTCCATGCGAAGCTCCTGATGTGGTCTTTGTAGTGGGCTCGACTTGAGCAATACGATCTTTAGTCATGATTCCGTAGCGGGTAGCGTCCATCAAGTGGTCGTTAGTCTTCTTGATGCGCCCGTTCTCGTAGATGTACGTCATAAACTCCGCAAACCACGACGGTAGCGACTTGAACACTTTGAGCTTTCCAGTACTTAACAGTTCCCAAACAGCCCCAACCCCTGATTCGACGTTGTTGTTAGCTGGGATAATCTGCAAACCCAGATCGCGGTAGATTTGCATTAGCTGGGTACCGTCCTGCTGGTTGCGTTGCCTAGCTCCGGGGTCTACAGCCCCTGCCATCCAGCCCTTGGACTTGGTTTTAATAGCAGCAGCGTGGATAATCGGCTCCGAGCGCTCGCCTTTGTACGCATCTGTAATCCAAATCTGCCCAGAGTCTGGGTCTTGTGCAAAGAACACGGCAGCCGTGCAGTTCCAGCCCACATCCATACCGTACCAACGACGGTAGTGCTTGGGAATCTCGAACGGATCGCACTCAATATCGGTACGTCCAAGGGGGTACACGTTACCTTCGCCAAAAGTTGGGATACCTTTAGCTACAGCGTCCCGCAACATGGCTGGAGTACCTTCCAGAATCTGCTTCTTGGCCTCTGCATCTAGATGTGGTACGTCATCCCATCCTGCCATGACAACAACACGGCTAGGGTTGTCGATACCCTCTTCCATTTCGATGAAACGCTCACTCTCTACGAACCTAGACTTGCGACTAAGGCTAAGAACAAGCGGGGTCAGCCCTTTCTTCGGGGTGAACGTAGTAATCATGATGCCGCCAGTGGTCATGGTACGCAGCAAGCACTCGCCGTACACGTCCTCCGGGCACTCTTCGTCAAGCCAGATTACGTCACGAGCCGTACCGAAGAACGATTCAACGCCACGGTCGTAAGACTTGAAGCCGATGGTCGTATAACCGCCCGAGACGTGGCGAACCTGTGCAAGCTCTACCCCGTTAGGCACGCCTTGCATAGACCACGTACGTACAATGTCATCCGCAGGGATCATGCCCGTGCCGGGCGCGCCAAGTGGGCCGAGCAAACCAACTTGGATAGTGTCTCGGGTAGTCGTCTTGTCTTTACCGGCTACCCAAATCTCTAGTGGCTTGGCAAACCGCTTGCCCTTCCACCACGAGGGGTACTTGCCTGTTGCGTGACAAGCAACCTCGTACGCACCGGCAGT